ATCATATCAATATCATCTTTAGTTAAGTCGAACTGGAAAAAGTTGTCTACTTCAATACTCTTATCAGGAGCAGTAACAATAATGTTAGGGTCTGCATAAAAATATTCAAATACAGAACTACCTTTTGTTACTTTAAGACTTTCGTCACCAAACTCTACGTCTGTGTCGTCCATCAAAGTTAGAAGAGATAGCAAACTATTTAGATCATAGATTGCAAATTCTTTAGGGAATGTTTCCTTAACTTCAGCCTTAGCAAAAATGTTTTTACCTGTGCTAATAGTGGAAAGTGAATTACCTTCTCGAACGAGAATGTTTGTGTTAATACCTGCAAAGTTTTTTAGGACTTCAATAGTATCATTACTAATTTTCATAATATAATATCTCCAATTTGTATCCTACTATTATAGGATCTTTCATAGTATAAATCAATAGTGTATCATACCAAATGATACGTTTTGGTTATGGGAGTGCGTTGCCTTGAGCTACTAGATTTGTTACAGTTCCATCTTCATCAGCATCCAATTTAATTGAAATATTTCTTGATGCTAAGTCTGAATTTAGTCCTGCTTTAACACCGCCTTCATAATCTCCCCTAGCATCATCTGCTGCTCGGTAAGTGTCCCATATACCTTTGTTAGCACATTCGGTTGTTGCAACCAATGTGAGTTCGTCCTCAGATAATTCAAAACTAATACTGATTCCATTGTCTGCAAAGTATGCTCTTACCCAATCATAATAATCACTATCATGATCTGACATCTTAGGGAAGTCTACACCTGTATTAGGTCTGACGTATGTTGTTATTACTTTGTATGCCATTATTGTTCCTCTTATCTGACTATTTATAATATTTATAAATTTAATTTGAAGTTTTTGTAGTTTTGGATGAATAAATCTTTATCAGATTTAAGTTTTACAGCGTCATAGTTGTCTAAGTTTATTTGTAATACACTATCCCAATCATATGTTCCTGGAACAGTAAAATTGAATAACTCCCAGCTCATTATGCCTCGATTTACCAGGTAACCTTTAAGATATATATCTCTTAATGCCAAATGAGCAGTCCACCAATTAAATGTATCATGACTCCAATGTAAAGCAGCGTTCTGTTTGTAACTGCCCCATAGATATTGTCCTAATCCTCCTTCTGGAAATGCCTCAGGACTAGCGCCAGCTTCCTCTTCTGTTATTGTATGTTTATGAAAGTGATTATCTTGCCAGGTTCTTTCAAATTCAGATGTAGAAGTTACACCTTGAACTTCTAACTGTTTAGAAAACTTATTCAAAAACAATGGAAACAATACTATATTTTCTGATAAAAAGTTCTCTTTATGCCAATCCAAACCTTCAAATAAAGATTCTCTTGTTTCATATGGTAAACCAATAATAAGAGATGTAGTGCTACGATACCTACCACATTCTTTCCAGAAGTAATCTCTGATATCTAGCAAACCTTGTTTCATTTTATCTCTATTCATACCTTTACCAATGACAGAACCTGATTTTTGATTATAAGATTCAATGCCATAATAGTGAGCCCAATATCCCATCTCTGCCAAATACTTTTTATCGTCCTCTCTTGAGATAAGTAAGTCTGCTCTAGTAAAGCCTGTTAAGTTAGGTTTGAATGGTAACTTTTTAATTGCCTCAGCAGCTCTTCTTAATTTTTCCGTATTGTCATTTACAGTTTCGTCTGCACAATGATAACTTGTTACACCCCACTTCTCATAATTCTCTTTTAGTTCTGTATAGAGTGTTTCCATGTCCCTGTCTATATCACCCTTCAATCCTATAGCATTATAAGAACAGAATTTACATTTAAACTTGCACCCTCTTGACAGTTCTAAAGTTAAATTATCTGTAGGTTGTATAAAGTCTCTATCCTCATATCTAACTACCAAATCTTTCTGAGGAAAACATGGATGATCTTTATCTGAATTTATAAATTTTTTACCCATGAATTCTGATATAACAGCAGTTCCATTTAGTAAATGATACAAACCAAACTCTCCATAACCTGCAACATAATAATCACAAGGTAAGTTTATTGTATCTACTATCGACTTAGAACCTGCAACGATCATGACATCTGGATATTCTTCTTTCAGCCATGTAAGATGATCTTGTGCTCGTTTTAGATACTTTCCCCTGTAACCAAATGTTACTGATACACCTACAAATTTTGTGTCTTTGTTTACTCTGGATTTTATAAACTGCTCGAATTCGTCTGTTGTAAATGCTAACCAATAATCTAATACTTCTATATCCCAACCTTTGGTTCTCATAAAAGTTGCTATTTTATGTCCACCACCAGAACGTTTTAAATTTATATCAGGACATGTTCTGTCAGGAACTAATGAACCCTGACTAGCAGAGTCCGCCTGTAGACATCCTAATATAATACCGTGGTTCATAACAGTATTTATCTAATCTAATTGAACTACTTTTATTGCCTCTGCCGTTGAATACGGACTTTTATGTGCCATTGGTTCTTGCTCTTCATCTATGACAGGCCACTCATAACATTTTTTGGCATTTATTTCTATGAAATCTATCTCCTCAGCAGGGACTTCATCATCAGCCCATATAGCATTTACAGGACATTCAGGAACACAAAGGCCACAATCAATACAATCATCTGGATTGATTACTAGCATGTTAGGGCCTTCATGGAAACAGTCTACTGGACAGACTGTTACGCACTTTGTATCTTTACATCCTACACAAGGTGAACCGACGACGAATGCCATCGTTTACTCGTCTAAATAATGTTGAGTTATATTCTTATCGTGTTCGTTGAGTGCTATAATAGCGTAGTGTAAAACCTTTTGTAGGTCTTTTCTATGGTCCTCAGGATTGCCCTTCTTACCATATCTTTGTGCATACTTTAGAATGTTGCCTATTGCAAATCCTATTCCGTGTCCACAATCACTGATAAATTCCGTTGATTGGAATTTGTTTCTACTGTAATGACCATCATAGGTTGCATCAATATATTCTTGTAATTCTCTTATAAGCTCACCTTCGTTAAACTTATAATCTATACCTGTCCATTCGTCTGGTTTGGCCATAAAAACTCCTCTCGTTGTGTGAATTTAACTTTTAGTTCAGGGTAATCTTTGATTAGTTCTTTACCTTCTACAAATCTTACATGAACATTAGGGAAGTCATTCACGTCAGTTATAATATAAATTAGCTTATTAGCTTTCTCATAAGCTATCTCTTCAACAAAGTGTCTACCCTTACCTATCTGATTAGAAGGTTGGCAGTTTACACCTCTGGCAGTAAATGTCTTCTGATCAAATAACCTGCCTGTATTATCTATATGATCGTGGTCTTTTTGTCCTGTTACTCTGGTTAATTCTGGATACCAATATGGTAATTGTTGTTCCATAAACCAAGAAGCAATCCTGCCATCCTTGAAAGTTTCTTTTAACTCCTCAGATGTAAGATCACCGAAACTAATTTCGGTGACCTTGTGAGTTACAGTTTCGTTTAACTTAACTGTCGCCATCTTCGTGTATCTCCTGTTCTGAGATATCATCTTCTGACTCGTTAAGTTCAACACTAGGGTCAACTTTACTATACAAGTCTATGAAAGCCTGCTTAGTATCTTCGTCAAACCTATTAACACAAAGTTGAACTGCTTTTTGTTTGTCGCCAAATACGGCAAACGCATTAACAATGTGTTCTAACCTACGTGTTGAAATCAACTCGTCAATTGCGCCTTCGTAATATGTTTTACGAATAACGTCTGACCATGTAACCAAGTGTGTAGCAAAATCATCGTCTTGGATATTTGCTCTGTCCATTTTTCTTAGGACAATCTTTTTCTCGGTTGCCATTGTAGGATAGTCCTGCTCCACGGTAATAGCAAACCTTTCTAGGAATGCCTCGTCGAGTATGTTGGCTGAAATAAATTTGCCATCGTCTGAACCTCGACCTTTTGTGTTGGCTGTTGCAACAATGTTAAAGCCGGGAGCAGGACTTACGGTCTCGCCTGTTTTCTTGTTGAAATAAGGCTTGCCTTCTAGTATTGCCTGAAGACACATCATTTTATTAGAGCCTCTATCTATTTCATCAAGTATGAGAATGGCACCACGCTTCATAGCGGTGAGGACTGGTCCTTCTCTGTAAACGACGTTACCGTCAACTAAAGTATTGCCACCGATTAAATCATCCTCATCAGTTTCAATACTAATATTCACTCTTATTGCCTCTCTTTTAAGATTAG